GCATTGGTTTAGGTATCTATCCTAACAACGAGTTCTATGTTGCTAACACATCAGTGACTGCTGGTTCTTACGGAAACGGTGACTACATTTCTACGTTTACTGTTGACGACCGAGGTCAGTTGACAGCAGCAGGTACTGTTGCTAGTGCTGCAAATGCTGCTAACCTGACAGGTACAACTCTTGCAACGGGTATTGTTAGTTCAAGCCTGACATCTGTTGGTACATTGACTGGTTTAAGTGTAAACGCGACCGTGACAGCAAACACATTTACTTCTAATGTTGCAACAGGCACTGCCCCGCTCATCGTAAGTTCTACTACTTTGGTTCCTAATCTATATGTAGCACAGTCAAATGTCAGCATGTATTCTAACGTGACTACCGCGACTACTGGTACATACTACCCGCAGTTTACTAATGCGGTAACAGGAAATACTCAAACTTACGCAAATAGCAACATCAGTGCTAATATTGCAAACGGAGCACTCATTGCTACTACATTCGTCGGTAATTTCTCTGGCACGCTAGCAAATGGTACTTCAAATGTAAGCATTCCTACTGCAAACGGTAACATCAATCAATACTCAAACGGTAATCTAACACTTACTGTTACTGATATTGGTGCAAATATTACTGGGTATGCTAACATCACCGGTGATGTGTCTGCTAATAATGCAACCATCAGTAAGGTAGTCAATCTAGGCAACTCGGTAATTACTTCGGCAACGACAACTACGTCAGCAGTTACTGCGAATCAACCTATCGCAAGTTTCTCTGTAACTGGAGTAACTGGTGTAGAATTCCTAGTTAAGGGCGTCGATACATCTGGCGCCAAATACAGTGTTGCTACTGTACAAGCAGTAACTGATGGAGCTAACGTTGACTACGTAATATACGGTGGATCGTTCCTAGGAAGCTACACTGGCTCACTGACAGTTGCTATCAATGCAGGAAATATTGATCTGCGAGTAACTCCTTCAAGCAGTAACTCTACAGTTTGGACAACACAATACAGGTTAATCTAATGGCAGTAAAACCATTAAATTCAGTAGGAGGCTATACCGTCGGTACGGATATTATTACCGACGTTATAGACTCTGCTGGTACACTACTAAGAACATCTGCCTATACGTTGTATGTAGCAACTAACGGTAACGATGCCAATGAAGGTGGAATCAATAGCCCTTTCTTGACTATTGAAGCCGGCCTTGCTGCTGCCTACACACTTTCAAGTTCAGGTGTTCACTCTGTGTCAGTTCATGTGGCTCCGGGCACATACGTAGAAAATATGCCACTAACAATTACTCCTAATGTAGCATTGATGGGTGATAATGTTAGAAGTGTGCATGTACAGCCAAGCAATCCTGCAGATGATATGTTCTATCTGACCAATGGATGTTACATATGGGGTATCACTGTGCAGCAGTACACAAGCACTGCATTTAGTTACAACCCAGATGGTAGCACTTGCGCTACTTATGGTTCTGTCTATGTCTCACCTTATATTCAAAACGTTACTTCTTACACTACTATACCAGTTTTACATATGTCTTCTGCTACATCGACCACCGGCCAGTTTAGTGCGTCATCTATACAGACGGGTCCTTGGCCCGAGGTTGGCGATAAGGTTCTAATCACTGGACAGTTGAGCGGCACTGCTACTATCACTGACTATTTTCCTGAAACTATCTATTATGTGATTGCTACCACCCCAGGTGAAAACTTCACGTTGTCTGAAACGCTAGGTGGTCCCGCTATCACAACTACTAGTGGTACAACAGTTGGACTAACATTCAATTATTATGTGTTTGGTGGACTTTGCGTAAAGATTGACGGAGATCAAGTCAACGCCTACAGCACAAAGGCTATGATTTTGGGATTCATTACGATTCTCAATCAAAATGGAACCGGGTTATATCTACTCAATGCAGGTTACAGTCAAGCAGTAAACATTTATACGCTGTACTGTAATGTTGGCGTACTAGTTGAGTCTGGATCATTCATCACACTAAACGCTTGCGATTGTGGCGTTGGCAATTATGGTCTAATTGCTGATGGTGTTGGTGCCCTTCAGACCAGCGGTAGTACTGTTGGAACTAGCACGGCCGGAACATTCGTAGTGAATAGTTTAACAGACGGACAACCTTTTGTAAATACAGTTATGCAGGTTGCAGGGGATCCTACATACTATACGATTGACACTATTATTCCAGTAAATGCACTAACATACACTGTAGTAATACAACAGATTTATAATGAAACAATACCACCGGGTACTACAGTATCGTTCTATACCCGTAGTTCTATCATTGCTAGCGCACACACGTTTGAATATGTTGGCGCCGGCGTTACTTATGCAGGTTTACCACAATATGGTGGCATTCCAATAGAAGCAAACGAAGTAATAATGACTAACGGCGGCGTCGTGACGTTTACAAGTACTGATCAAAAAGGTAACTTTAAGGTTGGTCAAGGATTTGTAATTAATCAAGCTACCGGAACTATCACTGGTAACGACTTTTATCAAAGTTTATTTGCACAGATGACTCCGTTTATATTAGCACTAGGCTCAAATTAAGGAAAAGACATGCCAGCAGCATTGAATAATTTTAAAACAACATTGGCAGATATAACGAGTACTACAGCTAATATTTATACACCGCCGGCTGGCTATGCGACAGTCGTACTAATGGCTCAAGTAAGTAACAATGGTGTTGCCACAATACAAGTATCAGCCGATGTATATCGTGCTGGAAACGCCACATCATTGATCAAGGAAGCAAGTGTTCCAATAAACGATGCTATCAGCGTGTTAACAGGTAGGTTGATTTTGAACTACGGTGATATATTACAGTTTACTAGTAGTGATAATAGTAGTGGACAGTTAGTACTAAGTTATCTAGAAACATTAGTGACAGGCTCGTAGTATGTCAGGTAATCCTCCAAAATTATTGAGTGGACGTGTACCGGTTACCCCCTATAGTGATCTTAATTCTGATCGTTATCAATTTTTAGGCCTCTCGGAAGCAGAACCTAGTCTAGGTTCAGGCGCTGCAAACTCAGTATTGATTTTACAAACTGGCAATACTAGAGCTTGGAGTAATTCAATCACTCTTACTTCACTTGCTGTAATAGGTAACGCAAATGTTGGTAACATCGGCGCAACTAATGGCGTATTTACAAATGTAAGTGGTAATGGTGCTAATCTAAGTTCTATAGCTGGTGCCAATGTCACTGGTACTGTAGCAAACGCAAACAACGCAAGCTATCTGGGTACATATGCTGCTGCTTCTGCCAATACAGGAAGCACAATCGCGCTACGAGACACGAACGGTAATCTAAGTGCTAATTTCTTCATCGGTAATGGTAGCCAGTTAACTGGTATCACTTCTACGTCGGCAGCTATATCAAATGGCACCTCAAATGTAAACATTCCTACAGCAGACGGTAATGTCAACATTTCATCAAACGGAGTTGCTAACGTAGCAGTGATCACTAGTAATGCAATCTACAGAGGTTCTTATAACATCAGTGGATTTATCTACCAGACAGACACGGCACCAGCATCACCGCAACCCGGAGATCAATGGTACAATACTACCAACGGTATTCTGTTTGAATATCTAAATGACGGCACTAGTTCACAATGGGTTGACGTTGGATCTATTCCAAAAGCCGTTAGCGTAAACAACATAGTTAACGGTAACTCAAACGTAAACATCCCATCTGCAAACGGCAACGTCACTATCTCATCTGCTGGTATTGCCAACGTTCTGGTAATAACTGGTACTGGTGCAAATATCACTGGTACTGCAAACGTATCGGGTAACGCAAATGTCGGTAATCTAGGTACAGCACAAGTTCTTGCAAGTGCTAACATTACTACACCGCAGTTTATCTCTAACATCGCAAATGGTACTTCCCCGCTCATTGTCACATCAACTACTGTAGTAGCAAATCTAAATGCTAACGCATTACAAGGTAACACTCCTTCAACTGCTAATACAGGAAGCACAATCGCTCTACGTGATACGAACGGTAATCTTAGCGCAAACTTCTTTATCGGTAATGGTTCTGCGCTAACTGGGCTCAGCACTACAAGCATTTCAAATGGCAACTCGAACGTAAATATACCTGCATCTGCTGGTAATGTCAACATCTCAGCAAACGGAGTTGCTAATGTATTAGTTGTCACCTATACTGGTGCAAACATAACTGGTACTGCAAATATTAGTGGCAATGCTAACGTAGGTAACATCGGTGCAACTAATGGCGTATTCACTAACGTAAGTGGTAATGGTGCTAATCTAAGTGCGATCACCGGTGGTAATGTCACTGGTACTGTAGCAAACGCAAACAACGCAAGTTATCTGGGTACGTATGCTGCTGCTTCTGCCAATACAGGAAGCACAATCGCTCTACGAGACACAAATGGCAACATCAGTGCTAATTTCTTCGTTGGTAATGGATCTCAATTAACTGGCCTAATCACCTCAGGCGTATCAAACGGTAGTTCAAACGTAAGTATACCTGTAGTAAACGGTAATATTAATCAATACTCAAATGGTAATCTAACTCTTGTTGTAACTGATACTGGTGCAAATATCACTGGTACTGCAAATATTAGTGGCAATGCAAATGTCGGTAACATCGGTGCAACTAATGGCGTATTCACTAATGTAAGCGGTAATGGTGCTAATCTAAGTTCTATCACTGGCGGCAATGTAACTGGTACAGTAGCAAATGCGACGTATTCAGTAAGTGCTGGTACAGTAACAACTAATGCTCAACCAAACATCACATCAGTTGGTACACTGGCTAACTTGACTGTAGGTAATGCAACTGCAAACACGGTATTTGGTAATGGCACTATCAACGCAACTAGTACGCTCAACGTAACAGGTAACGCAAATGTTGGTAATATCGGTGCAACTAATGGCGTATTCACTAACGTAAGTGGTAATGGTGCTAACCTAAGTTCTATCACTGGCGGCAATGTAACTGGTACAGTAGCAAATGCGACGTATTC